CATATACTCAGAGACATCTCCCCACTGAGGAAATATAATTTTCCCAGCTTTAAGCTGTCGTATAACAAGCGATATAACATCAGATCTATGCAAGACCCACCTGTTCTGCCTCCAGTCATACACACCAGACTCAAAATGCTGAATCATTTTTGTGCGCCTGTACGCTGCAAGTTGAGATGCTTTATTTAATGTTAGCTCACATAATTTAATTCCACGAATAGGATCAGGTCCAGAGTCTGAGATGCAAAAAGCATTAACAGCATTTGCTTTATTTGCTATATCTTTAATGTGTGCTTCATAATCAAATCCTCGGTATATTTTAGCCATAATTATTTCAAATATACCGTCTCTGCGCATCGCACCTAGAGTGGCGACTGTTCTAGATTGCGCCATGCTAACACCCCAGTCGACACCCATAGAATACACTGAATACATTCCTTTATTTTTAGCCAATATAGCCAATCCTTTATCTTCACTATCTGAGAATTGAGGACCTAGAGTACATAGTTTAATGAGTTCTTCTCTTGTAATAGGCTTCGATCCTATATCGTATGTTAACCCAAGAGTCTCATTCATTACTTTGTTGAGCTCGTTTTTACCACTATGTACTTTTTCGTAAATCTCTTTCCATTCTTTTGGCGATTCGTTGTAGTGCGGCAATATAGGCTGCGCGAGATGATAACCAGTCATTAATGGATTTGCCGGATTTGTACTCACCCATTCTCCTTGCCTACTACTTATAACCTTCTTACATTTGCTACAACTGAGCCCGTGAGGTTGAATCATCATCAACGGATCGTTTCCTTCTGTTAGAGAGTTCCAGTGGTTACAACTCGAACACTTCATCATCCATTCAAGCTGGCTGCTTTGCTCCCATAATTGATGAATGGTGTTTGTTGAGTCTAATGGTGTGCCTGCAAATATCTCACGCTTATACGGCGACATAGCCATAACTTCCTGAATAATACTAATCTGATCATATTGAATATCTTGAACTTCATCATAAACCACACAATCTACAGCAGGACCACGAGTTCTAGTAGCGTCATCACTACAATACCTAAATAAAATACTACTGTGCGTATCATCCAATATCTTTTCAAAGACATCATTTTTAAACCATCCTTTAGCGAGAAGATTTTTAATTTTCGGGCTTTCAAACCTGGGAGGAATATAATTACTTGAAAAATACTTAGTAGTCATTTCCTGGGGGCCGACATACATCATCTTGTAATAATTCCATCTAATTAAATTAAGACATACAAAGTTGCTGAGTAGCGTACTCTTTAGAGTTTTACGGCTACACTTCAACAAAAGCTTCTGAGGCATATTGTCATAAATATGCTTCAACATAGGGAACGCATCTAGTTTTTGCAGCCGACCTTCGTTATCATAAAGGTAATTTTCGACAAAGAACGAAGGAGGTAGTACCGAAAACATTAATTGTCGAGCAAGAAATGCTGACTTCGTATTATTCTTACGAAGCAGTTTGTCAATAGTGTCTGTAATTTTGTCATGGCCCGTCATAATAGCAGTAGAAAAACCCAAACCTACAAGCCTGTTCCTGCAGAGAGTCTGTTTAACTTTTTCGAATCCTCAGTGAGTTCGATATTCAGTATCTTTGATAGCCGCAGGCAAAACAAGAGAAAAAAGCATTATAGAGTCTACAAACCAAGATAACCTATGTTAAAATCATAGGTATTATGGGTAAGACTATTCGTAAATACCAAATCAGAGATAGACATAATTCGTATAAGCGGATCAAGAAGTACGAGCTTGAAGATCTGTATTATACGGACGTTTCCAAGTCGCATGAGCGAAAAATCCAAAAAAAAGGGATTAGGGACAAAGACGCAGAAAACAACTAAAGTAGAGCCGGTAGTTAAAAAAAGAGGAAGACCTAAAGGCAGTAAAAACAAAAATAAAAGCATTCCCAACCCTACACCTGCAGCAGTTCAGGTTAAGCGTAGAGGCCGCCCCAAGGGCAGCAAAAATAAGCTCAAAGAAGTTAAGCCTGTTGAGATAAAGCAGCCAAAGATAAAGTTACCTAGAGGCAGACCGGCAAAAAAAGATAAGGCTCCGGTTCAGGCGAACGTTCCTAAAGCACCAGCAGATGCTTTAGAAGAGCACCCACTTTTCGTGGCGGCTAAATGGCTGGAAAAGAAAATGCACTCGTCAGAGATGCAGTATTATAGATCTAGAGCATATAAGAACGGTATGTCTCCACAGTATGCTATCGTAGCAGACCTGATCGGTTTCTTTAATATCCAAGATTCCGAACTAACCAAGCAAGTAAAAAAGAATAACTTCATCGTATCAATATCCAAATCAAATGAACTTCATCACTAAACTCCAAAACTATCAGTCCGCTAGCTATTCTGGTCTTTTCGTAACCACACACGAGGAGAACAGATTTTTGCGTGAGCTTCACGAAATCAGAAAGACAAACCCAGATATTAGTATTCATGAGTGGGATGCGCAGACAGGCTTATCTTATAAAGCTGGCCCTGTACCTGTAAGCTATCCTAGCGACACCAAGAATGTGGCTGACGCTCTCGTACACATTCAGAGATGTATGCAAGAAGATGTTATTTTTGTATTGAAGGATTTTCATCTACATTTCGACAAACCCCTGATCATTCGCACGCTCAGGAATTCTTGGAATGTCTTGAAGACTCGGCGTAACATGATTGTTATTACCGGACACAAATATGCAGTGCCAGCCGAGCTGCATAAGGAAATCCAGGTAATGGATTACTCTCTACCAGACGCAGCAGCTATCAAAGAGAGACTAGATTATATCCTGGGATCTATCAATGTTCAGCTAGCTGAAGAAGGACGTCCGGTGATGGAAATAACTGAAGAGATTTCAGAGACTGCTGTCGAGGCTGCTAAAGGCATGACTTACCAGGAAGTCGAGAACGCATTCAGCCTCGCATTCACAACCACAAACAAATTCAATAATGCTTTTGTTGAGTGTGTGTTTCAGGAGAAGATTGCACAGCTAAAGAAGAATGGACTACTCACATACATGGAGCCTAATATTAGCTTCGATAATGTGGGAGGTATGCAAGGCTTAAAAAAATGGCTCACATCGCGCAAAAAGGCCTATTCTAAGGAGGCTAGAGACTATAGCCTACCTATGCCTAAGGGTATGCTCTTAGCGAGCGTACCAGGTACAGGCAAATCGCTAATCTGTAAAGCAATTGCCAAAGAATTTGACTGTCCGTTATTTTCTTTGGATATTGGCAGCATCTTTGACTCGCATGTGGGTAACAGCGAGAAAAATATGCGCGAGATGATCAAGACTGTTGAGAGTATTGGTAAGTGCGTTATCTTGATTGACGAGATCGAGAAGAGCTTGAGTAACAGCGCTGTTAGCGGTAAAGGTGACAGTGGTGTGAGTAGCCGTATTTTCGGCACTCTTTTGAGCTGGCTAAATGATCGCACAAATCCTGCCTTCATTGTAGCCACCACAAACAATCACACTCTCTTGCCGGCAGCATTGATCCGCAAGGGTCGCTTTGACCAGCTTTTCTGGGTAGACCTGCCTACTTCAGACGAGCGCAAAGAGATCTTCAATGTGGTAATCAAGAAGTATGGTAGAGATCCCAAGAACTTCAGCATCAAATCACTTGTAGTAGGCTCCGAGAGCTTCACAGGCGCTGAGATTGAAGAAGTGTTTAAGGACGCTATGTATAAAGCATTTGATCAGGGTGAAGATGTTACAGACAGTCATATTATGGATGTTCTCTCAGAGTTCATTCCGTTCGCAATTAGCCACGAAGAGGATCTAAAAGAAATGCGTGGACAGGCTCAGGGTAAGCTTGTGATGGTTACCCAAAAAGGTGACCCTATCGCAGACGTTCAGAAAAACATGAGAAAGCTCAGTATCGCTATAGGCAAAGAAGACTAGAGTATACAACTAACTAAATAATAATATGAGTGACCAAAACTACAAAATCACAGACACACTTCAGAAGTATTACGACAAAGTTTTCCAAGATGGGAAACTCGTAAACATCCACATCGGTATGTGGGGGATGAGCCACAACCTTGAAGAGGATGATATCGGTATCGACGATAAACTGCCAGATACCATCAAGCTCGGTAAAAAGATGCTGATCAAAAACGCTGTCTACAATAAGTTCAAGAACATGGAGCAGAAGATCAGGAAGTTCTTATACAAGAACTCTTTTGACTTCCCTCTTGTCCAGGCACATTTTGTACCCAAGACAAAGTATGTTGAGGTGTACAAGAAGCTGAACGAACACAGAGACGAGTACATGGCTATGGTTAACGAGTTCCTCGACAAGTACGAAGACTATAAGCGAGAAGCCTTAGAATATTACGAAGAACACAAAGACAAGATCAAGGTACCAAATCTCGAGAAGTTTTATCCTTCTCTAGCTGAGCTTAAGAAGAAGTTTTATCTTGATATTGTCTCGTTTGAGATTGCTCTGCCTGCTCAGTTTAGTGAGGTTAATCTTCAGGAAGCTATCGAGCAGGAAAAAGTTACCGCTGTAGCAAAAAATGAAGCAAAGCAAGAGTATCAGGAAGAGTATCGTAAGCAAATCGATACTCACATGTCCAAGATCAACGACTTCGTAGGAGAGGTTACCTCCACCCTACGCGGCAAGATTCTTGAGCATTGTACGGTGGCTCTAGATAAGATTAACAATAAAGAGGTCGTTAGTGACAAGAGTGTTAATACACTTCTCAAGCACATCCAGGAATTCAGAGAGATGAATTTTGTGGACGACAAGGCGATCGAAGAGCAATTGAATAAGGTTGAAGGACTTCTTTCTAGTAAGAAAGATTTCACATCAGACAAGAACGCTATTGATTTGCTGAAGCAGCATCTCAACAGTGTTGTAACCGAAGCCAAAACACTCACCGACGTAGCGAACGTGTCTGGTGAATACTTCCGCAGAATCAAAATATGAGTGATGATAGAGACATGATGGATCCTCCTAGATATGACATGCTCACTGTCAAATTTAGAGGCGACAATCACGAAATAACGCTACCTTACTGTGAGGTAGCGAACGGCGATATTGC